CTCCTCATGAGTGATCAGACCGCAAAAACTTGCAGTGCTTGCATCATAGAATTCTTCAATCTTAAGACTAAATCCCAACGATGCTGCGCTTTCAACAGCTGTTTCCTTGTCTATGCACGACAAAAACAACCCATCATCACCTTCAACAAAGAAGTCTTGCATCTCCATTCCCTGTTGCTCATGCATGAATCTTAATATCATTTCATTGGTGAATGTGTTTCCCAGTGAAGTGCACATTTCCCCTGACATCCTCTTGCCACGCACATTGAAATTAAGCGTTTTGGATGAACAACGGTTTATTCCCAACATTGCATCTTTTAATATTTGAAGCTCTGCTTCATAATTTTCACCCAACATATATTCGTAAAGCACAAACTCGCAACTTTTCATCAACTCAACGCTGAACGAACATTCAAAACTTGAAAAATCGGTTGTGTACACTGGCCCATTGGATCCAAATCGTTTGTTTACCAATTCCCGGCGCTGATCCGTTGTTAGGTGTTTTACCAAATGCGGGTTGTCGTAGTAATGTTTTTCTATTTCTGAGAAGATTGGACCACAAAAACTCTTAAATTCATCAGTCCTGGAATTTATCATTCGTGGGTGCTTGACCTCCACATAAAATTCATCCTTTAAAAAGGACTTGATTTTAAAATGTTCGGCTTTGTCGTTTGAATCATCCCATTTCTTACGGCATTCTATCAATTGAAGCTTCCTCTTCTCTGAATACGGTCTATCTAAAACCCACGTCTCACAGCTTAGGTCAAGGCCGACCGCGAGTGGCGTGAACTTATTGATGACATAATTGGACACAAAGATTTTGAATTTTGAGATGTAGTCCGCACTTGGTCTACCAGGATTCGGCATGATCCGTTTGTTGACAGCACTTATGTAATTATCTGAGTGCTTTAAGTCCGGATGAGGGAGACTGTATAGAGCTTTGAATGGCGAAAAAACGGTAAATGGTGCTGCTCCTTCTTCGGTGATGCGTGTTATTTTGTTGTCACTTGATTTTGGTGGAATGGGCTTGGCAAGGTGATCCAAACTCACATAACCAGTTTGATACCTGTATGCTGCGTCTGGGAGATAAGACCCGACAACATTGGAACGTATTGTAGCCAAGTTTTTACTGACAAAATTCTTTGCGTCAAAAGTGCTGTTCTTCTTCGGTTGTTCTTTTGCAAACAATGAGGCAATCTTACGTCCCACAAATAACGTCGTGGCTCTGATTAATCTATGCGTGATGTAACAGGACAAATACAAATCTGCTTTAGTTCGATGTCTTGGCGTCATAGCAAATGCGAACAAACATGCAATGGACAGCTCCATTGTTTTGATTGGATGTTTAAATGGGTAGCTTGCCAAATGCTTGACGATGCTCAAAACCATTTTTAATTTTCCATGATAATTGCTCAAAAACGTGTTTGGCTCACTGCGTTTTTTGGCCATGACCAGCTTTGCGTATGGATATGTGTGTGCTTGTTGTTCGACAAGAATCGATGTTGTTAAGAGCGGGACGGCAAGTGTCTTGGCAATCACAACGTCCTGACTCACACGTCCTTTTAATGCCTGCAATGCCAGAACTGAAACCACCAATATATCCACGCTATTATTCTTTAACATTCCAACCAACCATTTCAACCATCCGACCTGCCTTGGATTTTTGTCTGAAACCAGATATTTTGAAAATGAAACCCCAACCTGTAGCGACTCAAGAGCGAGCGGGCTGTTGAAAGTCATGTTTGCATGAATGTTCGTCTTGTTTTCTGCCATTATTCTCTGCTTCATCACTGCTATGTTGTCTTTCATTTCTTTGTTATGACACATGTTTTTTTGGCTGACAAGGTCTTCAATGAGCGTTTTTGAGAGCGCACATTTGTGTACCAGATTGTACTTATCTTCATCGTGGCAGCTGTCTGAAGAATCTGGCACAATGCAAACGTGAATTGCAACATATGTCATGGTTACATTTTTGACGAGTTTGGTCATACTTGTGTCAGTCACACGGCCATCACCTCTAACTTCATTTCCTTTAGTGAACGTCACCTTAAAATGTCTGTCTTTTCCCTTCAGCATTTTCATTGTTTCTTCTGCAGTCTTTCCAATTCCAATTTTATTGAATTTTAGTTCAAACTGATGGCTAGTATACAACACAAAGAAAGGCATCTCCAAGAAATCAAATTCGCCATAAACTATCAACCGTTCATCTAATCTCACATCATCTGGTTCTTCCGATTCGTCGATGTCAATTCCATCACATTCCAAATCCAATCTCGTTTTCTTCTCCAATTCACCTTCGCTTGGTTCTGGAACAATTTTTGGTGGATGAGTTTCTTGAATTTCTTCCACATGAACATCTACTAGAGGGCGATTTCTGATTTGCAGAGCCGTTCCCTTCACTAACATTGAACCGTCCAACATGCTATGGTCCAACAGCGTGTTGTCTGGCTCAACGACAATCACCAATTGAGTGAAAAGACTTCTGATTGTATCATACGAACAGCAATTGAATAACACTGAACATAGGTTTACTGCTGCTGTTTTGTCATTTGCATCATATTTCCATTCACGCACGATCGGCTCCCCTGTTAATGCCGCATTTGCCGTTAGTGCTGTCAGATTCGTTCTGATTCTATTCATGCATGCGTTCCTTGTGCAACGCAACTGCAATTGTTGTGCTCTAAAATTTTCGATTGGACTTGGCGCCGTCATCACATCAAAACGATACATACTATAATAATCAGTTCTCGACATCATTCTGTTATTGTGCATGTCCAATCTCAGGAAAGACCTCACGGTTATGAAGTCCATCGTCCCAAATTTTGATATCATATAAACTTCGATTGGAAGAGTTGGATATACTTCTCCATCTTCTACTTCCATATAATATGTGAACCCCACAAAGAAGGGAACCGCATCTGGAACAATGACACACGCGAAATTTTGCCAAGTTGGGTCACAGAAATGGCGGTTCCCTGCAAGAAGTGCCATAATTTCTTTTGAACACCTAGGTCTTTCCTGGCCGCCATTAACAACAAGCGTGTCAAAGTCTTTTCTCATTTTAACATCAGAATCATTAGCGTCTTCCACAACAGCAGGTTCATTTTTTTTTCCACGTCTGAATGCTGACATGCGGCACCTGTTCTTTGCTGATGTCCCATTACTGGAGTTTTCTAAACAATTGAATTTGTACCTGAAGTTCACACATCCGACGTAGTGCACATCATGTTCCAGCAAAAACTTTGATTTCTTCAATTGATAGTCTTCATTTGTGATGAATTCCAACACAAATCCATCTCCTTCCAATATGTGTATCATGTGATTCTCTCCACCACACATTGACATAATCGTTAATAATGTGCTTTTTTTCCTACAAAACAATTTGATTGTCCTAGATCCCACAATCCTCTCCTGTTTTGGCTTTTTCATGATCAAGTTCATTGTTGATGAGGAAAACTCACCAGCAAAAACCTTCTTCACATTACATTCAGGCATTTTTTGATCTTGCCCATCAGGGATTCCTCTGGATGAATCCACTCCTCCAGTTTTAAAGTCATTGGTTGACTGCACGTTAGTGTCGTGCTCCACCTGTATTGTTGTTTGTTTGGTAAATAGCGAATACATGGGCGAGGGGGCATTTAATGTTGTGGGTACACCACTAAGTTGCCATATAGGGATGTTCAAATTATGTTGGTTTTAGCAACGTGTATTCCAGGCTTGACTCCACCTGGTAACGTCAAGTGACGCCACATTTCTGCCGTACAGAAACAATGTGTATCGGAATAATAAGTGACAGACAGCTTATGCTGTCCGGACCGGTTGATTGAGGGGCTTGGTGTTCGGGGTGGAGAACACCAGTAATTAAAAATGACTTGCGTCTCATATTTTAACTCATTTGCCACGCCAATCGTGCGATCTGAAAACCCGGGAAC